CCACAATCCTGCGATTCTTTTGTGATTGTAGTACGGATGTCCATAGACACTTCCGCGCTCTTGGATCGTAGTAATGACTTCATTTAATAGATCCTCAGTTTTTGTCATAATCAAAAACCTGATCTGATTTGTTTTGCACCATTCGGCGATGTAATTCCCAGCCATCTTTACGGCCACGCCAGTAATGTGTTTGTTTGCGATCCTCTATTTTTAAGGCTAAAAACCAATAAAGGGTAATAAACCCAATACATAAATAAACTGCATTTTCAAATGTCATTTCGTTGCCCACTCCCTAATTATTTTTGGCACAACAACAGGCTCTCTGTCGTCTATAACTGTATAGGTAGCACCTGACGGATGAATTGATGGTGCTGCTGCAACATAACCCTTCCACTTAATATCGATGCCTTCAAATAACTTACCCTTGAATACATCAGCCTTATCGGCTTTGTAATAAAGGTGAAGTCCATCTCCAGTTTGAACTGTGTATGTTGGCTCAAACTCTGGCAATAACTCGCCACCATTTCTGTAATCAATATCAAAAATAACTAAGCCAGACTGATATCCGGCAATTCCGATATTGATGTTGTTGTCATAATCAAACCAAAAGTTAATTAGTTTCTGGTCTGTTGTAGCTGATAAATAAGCTCTTTGGCATAAATCAAAGTGTGGATCTTTTTTCTTAGGCAATAATGGCATTACAGCCCATCCACGATCTGCATATTCCAAAGCAGCTTGTCTGCTGTTTGTTGCTAGTTTCATGTCGCTCCCTACATGTAGCACAATTTGTGCCTTGCATGTAGTGTTGCCTAAATCAAGGTTATTTGGTAGGCCGCTTACGGCGTGTTTTATAACGATTAGATAACGCTAATATCCTCAAATTCATCGATATGATCATCAATCGTGCGGGGCTGATAATCTGTTTCACGCCCCATAAGTCCTACGATTATAGGTAAATGATCCATCATGATTAACTGGTATCAGCTCTACTTGATGACCTTTTTTGCCAAAACTTAGGACTGTAAATCCCATATTCCAATCAGCTGAGTTATATTTTAAGTAACTAGCCTTTCGCATGTCCATTAGATGACCGGCCTCAATGCCCCAAATCGTTGAATAACGGCCGTTTAAGCCAGTTTGGTGTCGGACTGCACCCTGCCTATGCGAGTGCCCACAAACCACGCTAGAATGCCATTTCTTGGCCAAATTAAGGCCTGTTATGCCTGCATGCTTAGACATGTTACCTTCATCGCCATGAGCCAAATGCCAGCCTTTCTCAAACTCATAAGCTCTTTTGTGGAATCGTATGCCTAAGCCAGCGAAATCCATAAATTTTGCATAATCTAATTCTGGCAATCCAATAAGAGATGGCGCACCTTTTAGCAAAGTTTGGTAAATGCGATCTGTGTGATTTGATCTAACAATATCGGTAGTACCTAAATCGTAAAGAATCTCTTGGCCTAATTTGCGTTCCTCATCAAGTGTTTCGGCAAACTCTAACTTTGTGCCTTTTGCCCAACGCGATTGACTGCCGAGATCCATTTCATCTCCGACATTTAATACATAATCAAATTTCTCATGCCTAGCCATTTTAATTAGGTTAGAGACGGCTCTTGAATGGTGTAGCGGAATTTGTAAATCTGGCGTAACTAGATACCTGCGGTTGGCTTTAATCGTCATCCTCATCGTCAGTTGGATCTATGGAAGGAATTATCCCGCCATCGCCTACAATCCAATCAGGGAATGTTTTATGTTCAGTCATAAGCCAAAAAGCATGTTCAGGCGTAAATCCTGCTTTTCTAGCTGCTTTGTAGCATTCGTGTAGAGCCATGTAATGTTGATCGATTTTACTTAATGGCTCAGGAGTGTGGCGAACTACTCTCCGATTAACCTTTTTTCGTGGTGTGCGTTTTCGTGTGTTCGCCATAACAAAAATTATCGCCTATTAATTAATGAGAACAGTTCATCAACACGCGTTTCTAGTCGTGAACTTCTTTCGTCTATTCGGTTAATAGCATCTTTGATCGAGCTGCCAGAATTTGGTCTAAGTTCGCTTAAGAAACTTTTAATAACCCATCGTAGAGCCAGCAATAAAGCGGTCGCGATACTGCAAACGCCAACGCCAAATGCGACTAATTCGTTTGGACTCATTTTTCACTAAGGCCATAATCTACTTCGCTCCCCGACTTTGGATCTAAAGCCTTTGCTATTGGAGCAACAACTGCACCAAGCAAGGTTGCATAAGCTGGATGAATGTCAGCCACTATTGCTAAAGCAACTGTTATTCCACTAGCTGCGACAGCTCTTAAATATGACTTAATGGCTGCTTTGTGTTTTTTAGATAGTTTCATTAATTGCCTTTCAGTAGTGGGATGTCGAATTTATGACCAGGTTGATTTGGCTTAAAACTTATGTGAATGTGCTTATGGTGTGGATTTATGCCCCGATACTTAACCCAACGCCAAAGCGACTTTGCTGAACATATTTTACCGGCATGGATTATGTAAGATATACGCTTATCTTTTTTTGCTGAAAGTCGAAGCTGATCTGCCAAAGCATGACTAATCCCTTGTTCGTCAGATAAGCCAGCGTCAATATCGAGCGCGCAAACTTCTCCTGTGTCGGGTCTTGGGTTGTGATCCGATTTTCTAAGTGCATGTTTAGAATCAGAAATCCACCCATCGCTGCGCTTATCGCGATCCATCCATGTTTCATTTATTTGGTCGCGTAGCGTATTAGCGGCTTTAGATAACCAAAATTTCATTAGCCAAGTAACAATTTAGCTTCATCAGCAGTTAAGCCAATGCGATCAAGAATTGCTTGGCGTTGTGCTTCCTTTGCTTGTGCCTCAGCAATTTCCTCAGCTTTAATTATTTCAATTGTGTCATCAATTTGTTTTTGGGTTGGCGCTTTACCTTCTAATACATCCCATTTAATAGTAGAGTAATCATTATCACTAAATGAAAATTCTGCTTCTGGATGTAATTTTTTAATTGCTGCTGATAAATAATCTTTCATTATACACCAATCTCTAATAATGTCATTGTAGATGTGTTACTCCCATATTGATATTTGCTACTTCCACTATTTGTAGTATATAAACATTTTCCTTGTGTTTTGTAAGTTGTTGCACTTGTTGTAGCCGGTGAATCTAAATATACATAAGAGGCATAATTAAAATGTAATATCTCACTTGCACCATTGGCTTGAGTATAAAATTGCTCGTTTGCACCTGAATTGTAAATTGCTGATGCACCTCTTAATAATTGAATGTTAATGCCTTGATCTTTGGCTACTCTGTCATAACGATACGACTGATTAACCATAACTAGAATCTTACTTGTTGCTAAAGTTGGAGTTATCGTTGCACTTAATCCTGTATCTGTAAAACTTGTTGAAGTTACTGTTGTTTCAGTTGAATAAGTTGCTTGCACAAGTTGTAATAATTTACCGCCACCAGGAGCAGCCCAACTTGGAACTCCACCTGCAACTGTTAAAACTTGACCAGTAGTTCCAATTCCTAATCTAGTATTGGTGTTTGCACTAGATGAGCGATAAGAAATGTCACCAAGAGTTGTTTCAGGATTAAGATTTTTGGTTGTGGTATCAATTGAAGTTCCAAGTGTGCGAATTGCACTTGCACCATCTTTAACTAGATCGGTGTCTGCTGGTGTTGTCCAGCCATAATTGGTGGTAGTTGGCATTTTATCCTTTTCCTATCAGGCTACTATTGTAGCGTACTCCCAAGTCAATGTCGGGTCTATTGTGTTCCAAGCCTCAGTTATTGGCGTGGTATTCCAACGCATCGCTACTTGGCTAAATGCGGTCGGTGAAACATTGATTGTCAAAAATAGTTCATTAAATCGTGTGCTCCATGACCAGCCCTCAACATATCCTTGAAATGTGCCACCTGAAATTTGAGTAGGTAGATTTCTAATATCAACCGGCATTCCCATAAATACGCCTAATAGATCATCACGATCAGCATTATCGATTTCAGCGTTAGTGATTGGGAATGTTATAGATTGAAATGCTGGCTGTGGGTATGCTCTTTGGTCAATATAGCGATCAGCAATAGCCTGAGCATCAACAGCACCTTGAACCCTAGAATTGATGGTTTCGGCTTTGTAGCCATAAGTTGCAATTGAAGTTGCATCGCTAGCTGTAACCTGTGAATTGTAGTTGTTGCCATAATTTATATAAATGTCATTTCTAACATCTGATGATCTCATAACAGTTGATAAGCCGGCACCTAAAGCATGGCCGGCATCTAATTCAACATAACCATTAGTTAATAAATAATTTTGCCTGTGGTCAGCATCAGCATATCCAATATCTCCATTATTTGCTTCAAATATGTAACCAAATGCTGAATTGGCAATATCTGAAACAACATTGTAAATGGTATCTACTGTTTGAGATTGAGCGGTCATTGTGTAAAGGCCAGGTTGGTCAATATCGCCAAGTCCTAAATTCTGAGCATTTGCCCAAGTTTCAGTTGCATCATAAGTTGACCATTGAGAAGCTGCTGGAACATCATTCCAAGTTCCAAGTAATACACTAGAAAGGATGTTATAGATTTGGTCGCCATCCTCAGCCTGTGAGATATTGTCATCCCAAATTTCTTTGGCTAATTTGACAAGTGAACCCATAGCAATAACTGTGTAGGCAATAACTGTGCCAGCTGCACCACTTTGAGCCACCTCAACAGTTACATCGGTAATGTCGCCACCAAATAAACTAACATAAGTATTTGAACTATCTTTGACCTGTAAATCTAAACTGTCATTTATGTCAAAAGGTAATGTTTGACCATTTAATGCAACTAAGGTTATTTGAATATAAGATGGGCTTGGTTGGGTATAAATATCATCGCGACCAGCCTGATGCTGAATATCGCTAATTGCTATGTCAGTATAATCGACCCCACCGACAGTTAATTTCCAATCTGGAGACCATGCTGTCAATTTAGTCTAATTCCATTTCCACTAAATACTGGCACGCTACGAGCTGCGCTTTGATTAACTACTTTTCCAACAGCTCTTGCTGCACCTTCGCCATCGATAGCACTTACATAAATGTTAGTTACGCCCGGATTACCTGCACCATAAGTAAAGTTGCTTGGACTACTTGGATAATTGCCAGCAGGATTTCCAGCAATATCTCCGCCACCTGCTAACTGACTTAATCCATAAGTTGCAGCGACGGCTGCTAAAGCAGCAGCAGCAGTACCAACAGATGCTCCACCAGTTGCAAATGCAGTAGCAACAGCAGCACCGGCAGCAGCAGTTCTTAATGCCTTCATGGCAGTTACTAAAGTCATAATTGCAGTAACAAAAGCAGCGATCTTGTTAGCAACAAATACTGTGGCAATAATGCCAGCCAATACCATTAATTCCTCTTTAATTGAAATAATAAATTTAATGACGCTAATAAGTTGCTGACCAAACTCATAAGCACCTTTTGTTGCATCAGTTATTCCAGCAACTACGCCATCCTCACCTGTTAATCCAGCAGCAAATGCTTGAAGATTTGGCACGAATGTAGCCAATAAATAATCAGCCAATTCTTTAACGATAGGTAATAAAGCTGCACCGATTTGCTCTTTGGTTTCATCAACGGCTATTGATAATTGCTTAAACTTAAACTCAGCATTGGTTGCTTCATTGGCAACAAACCCATTATATGTTTGGGCTAACTGTTGAGTGATTTCGTCGAAAGATTTAGTTTTAAGGGTGGTTTGATCAATTCCTAGACCTAATTTACCCAAAGCAGTATTTGAGCCCTCATAAGCCTTTCCTAAGGCATTTGTGACTGTTTCTAATGGCTTGCCTGTGGCTATGCTGATCTCTTGAGCTAAAGTTAATAACTCTTGGGCTTTAGTAACATCCTGAGTCGAACGAATTAACCGACCTAGTGCTGGCCTTAAAACTTCATCGGTTGTAGCAGTCGCAATTGACTGTTTTGTAATATAGCCATCGATCGCCTTAATTTGATCCTCAGTTGCTTTTGTATTGGATCGAATAGTTTGCTCTAAATTCTTGCGAGCTTTTTCATCCTCAGCTGCTGCTTTGACTGCTGATACTGCAAATGCGGTAGCTGCTGCACCAACGGCAGCAAAAGCCAACGCTGCTTTCTTACCAAATTCTCTAATTGATTCTGCTGAGTTATCGACAACCTTTTCAGCATCTTTTAAGCCATTACGCAAGCCATCAATATCGGCTGCTAAAGCTAAAGTTAATGTTCTACTATTACTAGCCATTTACAAACTCATTTCTTATTTCTAAAATGATTTCCTCAAATTCTTTGATAATTGTAGGTTGTAAATGTCTAATTGTTGGGTAAATGAACCAACCACGACTGCCCGGTCCTTTAGACATTGGCCCAGACCATCTTGGGAATTGTGGGTAATTCTTTGAACCAAACTCATGAGCTGCACCAATACCTAAACGGCTACCTTTAGGATCGTTTCTAGTATTGAATTGAGTAGTTGCACCGCCTGAGAATTTTTGACTTGCAAAGCCAAACTTAATCTCACCCAATACAGATGATTTGCTAATTTTTCCACCCTGAGCAATACGATCTGCAACCTTGCCTCTTGATGAAGCAATACGGCGAATTTCATCAAGCTCTCTTTGAGCTAATGCACCAACTCGCTTAGCAGTTTCCTCTTTAGCAATATCGCCCATGTTTCTAATAACTTTGGCAAATTTATTTAATTCTTTTTTGTCATAGACGATTGAAGGTTGGGTCATTTCTTATGCCTATCCTCCAATATCTCTAACGCTGTTAAAACATCCGATCCATCAACCCATTCGCTCATTGGAATTTGAGTTGCTATTGACAACTGCACCAATAATCGACTTAGGCTTCCTACTGGATGGCTTTTGGGTTTGCATCACCGACTTGAATATCGGCAACAGTTTCCATCCAAGCTTCATAAGGTTT